CATTAATAGATTTTACTGGTCCTTGAAATGTAGTTTTTGCCATAATTATATCCTCCTAGTTTTCCGAATACTGTCTCTAGGCCGTCGACTATACGCGTCAGTATTCTAATTAATTGTATAGTAATAAAGTTATATAGCAGATTTAAGTAGAGCGCAAGAGGGCCTGTAATGTGGATTGGATTTTTCCAACGATGTAGCTTTTTGTTAAGTAGCTACAGAAACTTGGGGTGCAGTTTTATGTGCAGCTTGTGCTTCTGCCATTTTTATATGATTGATTAACTCTCTAACTTTATTGTCAATCTTAACCATATTAAGAGTGTATCTTCCTTCACTCTTATGCTCCTGCTCCCACTTGTTGTCTAGAGCTTTTTTCTGTTGGTAAAGCTCCTGGATGTGGTTGTCCATTTATAACCTCCTCATAGGTTATTCTATATTTACGAGCATCATACATGTCACCCGTATATTCCCACTTTATACTGTTTTCTCCAAGTTTGTCAAGGATTGATTTTTCTAATGATTCTGGATTGTCCTCAGATAGGACTTCAAATTTTGTGTGATGATCGTATGCAGATATTGTTACTAAGAATTTTTTCATTGTCTCACCAATTGTATTTGTAAATGGGGCCGTTTTGAGGCGGCCCCATAAATTAGGTATTACGCACCTTCTACACCGAAGATACCTCTAGGGTCTGATACTCCAAATGAGTATCTTTCTCTAGCTTTGTATCTTACGTTGCCAGTGTCGAAATCACCTTCCATCGCAGTTGTTAACGGCGCTCTTGTGAACATTTTCATACCATTTGGTACGTCTGTAATAATGTAAAACGCATCAGAGTCAGTTAAGTAGTTATTAACTCTGTATCCTTGTGGAATCATACCCATAGATACGATTGCATTCACATCATTGTCAGCTGTTCCAGTTCTACCTTGAGACTTCATAAGTCTCTCAGCTGTAAACTGAAGCTCCGAAGGAATGATCATTTTCACTCCTCTTGCTGCAACTTTAAGACCTCTTTCGTCAGTCATTTTAGCGATGTCTATTAAAGACTGCTCTAATGACGTCTCGTTAAGATCTGCCTGCGTAGTCAATGTATTTTGAAAAGTACCATTGATCGTAGGGTGAGAAGTGTTAAACAAGCTTACACCGTCTCCTGAATCAAACGTATCAGTTGATGGTAAACCGTTGATTAAAGGCTCAACAGCTTTTACTTGTTTCGCATTGCTCATAGATCTCGCTAAAGCTTTTGTATATCTAGACGCAAGTCTGTCATACAAATTATCCTCAATCGCTTCTTCAGTGATTGCGAATGCTAAAGCTACGGTCTCGTGTGAGTAACGAGCTGTAAAAGTTTCTTGTGCATCATCAAATGATACTCCTGCACCTTCAGCTTTTACTTGTGCGTTTCCGAATCCAGATAACATTACTTCTTCTTCAAAAGCTCTGTCAGAAGATTCGTTAGTATAAATCTCAGCGTGCTGATTTTCATACCTTTTATATTCCAGGCCAAATAGTGCATTCAAACCTGGCTCTAGTTCTTTAACTAGTTGTGATCTTGATATTGCCATAATTTATATACTCCTATTACCTTAATATAATTTAGCATCTTTTGCTATTGTTACTATGATATTAGCTCCTGCCGCAGTTAAATCTTCGTTTTGAGGATCTTCTGCTGATCTTACAACAGTAAACATTTTGTTTACGTTTGTAGAATCTATATCTAGTGTCACAACAGATTGACCATCTTTCGATGTTCCACCGTTGTTGTTACAGTTAAAAGTACCACCATGATTAGCTTGAGTTACCGCTGCATCCGCTTTAACCATGTATTCTTGGTTAGGGTCATCGTTAACAAAAGCAAAACCATTTGTGCTACCAGTGTTTGGGTTAGTTCCAAATGCTTGAGAAGCCGCAACACTGTTTGCAAAAGTAGGTTTTTTAGTTGTGCCATCAATGAAAAAGAATCCATTAAGAACACCTACTAATTTTGCGTGACCAGTATTTGTGTAGCTTGCTCCGCCTGTTCCACCGTCGTCAGTTGTAGCGAAACTTGCGTCTTGGATGAAACCTGTATTACCAGCATCTTGAATAGATGCAGGGTCATTTTTCATCAAAGCAACACCTGGAGCTGTTTGGAGTTGATACTTAGATTGACCACCGATTGAAGGCGTATTGCCTAATCTCATAGCCGCTCTAAAACCAAATCCAGTAGTTGACTCGTTTGCCATAGTCGTTTCTCCTTAATGTACCTGCCCCGAAGGGCCTCCAGTACGGGTTGTTAGATCGATGATATTTAAAATTACTTTTTCGTACCACCGAAGGTTACACGAGACTGCCTTTCAATATTGATAGGCATCCTCTGGTCTTGCTCCTTCATAAGATCGTTGTTTACCGCTTCGCTTCGCTCTTGATGACGTCCTGTCATGTAAGCTTGTCTTTGCTTCGCAATCTCGATCGGTACCTTTGCAAGTAAAAGGCCACCAACCCCAATCACTCCCTTGTATTTACCTTCTTCAAGCACAGGGTAGTCAGATGCGTTTTCGATTTCTTCAGCACGAACTAATTCATAACCTTCTCTAATTCGTCCAGTTATGTTTTTCGTATCTTGAAATCCTACGACTTCTGCTCTAACCCATCTATACCTAAATCCATCAGGTGCAGGGGGTGCATCTAGAGATGATGGAGGAACCCACACTTTAGGTCTTTCAGACTTTATACGTGTATCGTTCGCACGAGAAGTTTTTGTTTTATCTTTTTCCATTACGCTATACCTCCTTCGTGATATTTAATTGTTTCGCGTATTCTTCGAGTGGCACTCCTAATTTTTTCGCTATTGCGACCTGTGAGGAAGTGAGTCTCACAGTTTGCCTTCCTTGTCTTACAGCTGAACGTTTGACAGAGGCAACATTTTGCGTCGGTTTTGACGTTTGTGTTTCCTTTGTATCAAATTTATGAGGGAATTCAAGTCTAATTCTCTTGTCAACCTCTGCATAATACTCATCTGTTTGAGGATCGAAGCCTTCCCTTTCAACCAAATCTTTATGAATTTCAAAGGCAGTAAAAGTCATGGCTCTATCTTTACCAAACCATGCATTTCTACCAGCCCAATCTTCAGCTCTAGGATCCGGAGAAGGTAAGTCTTTAGGTGTGCTTTCTGGAAGTTTTTCTGCGTCAGATAATTTTGGCGCAGGCTCTTCTTTGGTTATTGTTTGTTGCTCTTTTAAAGCATTGAGTCTAGCTTCATCAATTGATAAAGCAGCGATTTTTTTGTTTGCTTCTATTTGACCAGCAGCATCCGCGTTCTCGATCGCAGAGGCTAGTTCTTTTTGAGCAGACTCTAAACCAGTTTTGACTCTAGTTTCAAACTGTTTAACATAATCATCATTTACTTTTGAAAATTTTGTTTCAGCAGTTTTTCTTTTTTCTTCGACAGCTTTTGCATAATCTAAGGCAGCTCTTTCTCTTCGCTCTGCTTCTCGCATTTTACGAGTAAGTTTTGCAATACGAGATTGTACTCCTTTACTATATTCTTCAAGCTTGTCGTCGTCTCCACCCTCTTTGACTTCTTCTTCACTTGTTTCTTGTTTTTCTTCTAACTTTGTTTCTCGTTCGTTTTCATATGTTTTATCTGTTTCTTGTTCCGTGGTTTCTTTGGGCTGTTCTACAACAGCTTCTTCTTTCTTTTCTGGTAACTCTATATCTACTTCAGGTCCTGAAGTATCTAGGTCTACCATTTTTTTATCGTCTTCTGGCATAGTTATCCTCCTATGTTAAAACTCATGCAAGATGTCCTCTGGACTATCAATTGTTGCTAACACTTCATCGTCGTTTAGCAGACGAATCTCCCCGCCATCTATTTTAATTCTTGATCCAGCATAACGTGCAAACATAACCCAATCATTTACTTTGCACCATGGACCATCAGGATACCTCTCTTTATCCTTATAACAGTCTGGACCCATAGCTAAAACTAAACCACATTGAGATGCAACTTGTTGCCTCTCTAATGTTGCTTCAGCTAACACCAAACCTCCTTTAGTTTTTTCTTTCATCTTAA